ATTGATTCGGACCTCGGCCTTTAAATTTGATTTTGAGATTTAAAACATATATTTATACTACGAGGTGGGATAACTCCCCGCCATAGGGTTTTTATAAAAAAAAGGGTTATAATGTGAGTAAAATTACGGAAGAAGAACTACAGAATGTTAAAGATGGTCGCGAGAAAGTATCGGCCATCGCTGAGTATCTGAGTGAATTAGTTCTTCAACAGACGGTTTTAGATAATTTAGTTAAGAATACAAAACAAGAGTTTTTGGATTCGGTTTCGGACGAAGAAAAGTATTTCACTGAACTTAATAAGAAGTACGGTGAAGGGTTATTGAACATAGAAACAGGTGAAATTGAAACTTCTTAACGGAGATTAAGATATGGCAGAGCGTGTAGTTAGCCCCGGCGTCTTTACCCGCGAACGAGATTTATCTTTCTTAGAGCAAGGTGTGGCTAATATTGGTGGAGCCTTCGTAGGCGTTACCCAAAAAGGCCCAGCATTCGTTCCAGTTATCGTTGATAGCCAGACGGAATTCGAAAATAGATTTGGTAAAGCAGACGAATACAGTTATCTTGGATATACTGTTCAAAATTATTTACAAGAAGCACAATCAGCAACCGTGGTTCGTGTTCTTGGATTAGGAGGCTATAAAGCCGCCAATAATCTTGTTGGTCAAATAAATGTTAGTGGTTCAGGAGGATTTAGAACACTAGCGGTATTCCATCCTACGATTAGTGGATCTTCAATTACTTCTGCTTCGGCAACCCTTACCGATCTTACCAGCATGACCATTCATTTAAGTGGTTCTGGTGGAATAACTTCTTCTTATAGTGGAGTAAATGTTTCCGCATCAAATGCTAGTAGCATAAGAAATGCGATAGGAACCAATCCATATTCGCCTGAAGCCGCATATGTATATTCTTATTTCCCCGAAGCGATTGATCCATTACGGGGAGGTGTTACAGCTGGTGCTTCAGGCCACTTAATTGTTTCAGCTTCAACAGCATTAGAATTTGATTCGGTAGATTATACTAACGCATCAACGCCATGGCTTAGAACACAAGAGATTGGTGGTTCACGGTCTAATTGTTTCAAAGTTCACACTTTGGCCGATGGTTCAAATGCAAACAAGGCTGTTAAGATTTCAATTCAATCTATTAGACCTCAAGTACAATCTGGAAGCTTTGGTACATTCTCACTCTTGGTCAGGGCTGGTGATGATACTGATGCAAAGACAGAAGTTTTAGAGGAATATCATAATCTAACACTTGATCCAAATAGTTCAGATTATGTTGCTAGACGAATTGGAAACAGTGCTCCATTTAATGATACCATAACTAATGAAACATATTATCAAGGAGAGTATGTAAATACGAGTAGATATGTTAGAGTTGAACTGGCTCCCGCAGCTGGATCTCTACCAGAAGTTGCCGTACCTTATGGGTTTGCTGCTCTATCTACACCTTATGTTGTAACTGATTCATCTAGCGCAGTTACTCCGACAATAATTGATACTGCTTGGACTACTACTACTGATGGAACAGGTGCTGGATATAGTACTACTTCTTCACGGGATGTTAAGAAGTTCTATGGGTATGATTATAGTGCTACAAATTATACAAATCAGAGTTATCTTGCTCCTACTCCCACTGGCGCAACTTCTGTAAATTATGTGCCGTTGCCAGCAGGAAATGCAGCACAATCTGCTGTAACTGAATTCTCGTTGGATAATACACGGGCCAGTGAGGTTGAGGGAACAACTTTAAGTCTTGATACTGCTAATCATGTGACATATCGTAAATTTACGGTACCACTGCAGGGTGGGTTTGATGGATATGCACCACATGCCGTCCGAAAAATGGGAGCGGCTATTACTTCTACTAACACACAGGGATTTGATTTGTCTAATTCCGCGGCTTCCGGTTCGGTGGCCTTTAAGAAAGCTATTGACGCAATTAAGAACCCCGAATCATTTGATATTAATCTATTAACAATTCCTGGCGTTAACCATGAACAACATTCATATATTACTCAATACGCAATTGATGTGTGTGAGGATAGACAGGATTGCTTCTATCTTTTAGATTTGGTTAGTTATGGGGCTACTATTACGACCGCTAATACTACAGCCGGAACAATTGATACAAATTATGCTGCTGGGTGGTATCCTTGGGTTAAAGTCTTAAATACTAATACTAATAAATTTATTTGGGCACCGCCTTCGGTTGTACTTCCTGAAGTATTTGCATACAATGATAATGCAGCGGCTGAATGGTTTGCTCCTGCTGGATTGAATCGTGGAGGAATCCCCGGCGCAACCCAAGCTAAGAGCCGTTTGACCAGAGCAAATAGAGATGAACTTTATGAGAATAAAGTTAATCCAATCGCAACTTTCCCAGGGCAGGGAATTGTTGCTTGGGGTCAGAAGACTCTACAGAAGAAAGCTAGTGCTCTTGATCGGATTAATGTCCGGCGTCTTTTGATCGCGATGAAGAAGTTTGTTGCTTCATCGTCAAGATACTTAGTGTTTGAACAAAATACAGAAGCTACAAGAAACCGTTTCTTGAACATTGTTAATCCATATTTGGCCAGTGTTCAGGAGAGACAAGGATTGTATGCTTTCCGTGTGGTCATGGATGAGACAAACAACACAGCGGATGTGATTGATAGAAATCAATTAGTTGGACAAATCTATCTACAACCCGCACGGGCAGCTGAATTCATCATTATTGATTTCAACATTATGCCAACGGGTGCTACATTCCCTGGCGGTTAATCGTTATATTTTAACATAAGTGGATAATTATATAAAAGACCTTTTGGAGACAAAAATATGGCAAACTTAGTAAATGAACAAGAACTGTTCTTTAAGGCATTTGAACCGAAAATGCAGAATAGGTTTATTCTGTATGCTGATGGTCTTCCAGCTTATGTAATCAAGGGCGTTTCCAGACCTACAATATCACAGGATGCAAAGGTTCTTAATCATATTAATGTTCAACGATATGTTAAGGGTCGTTCAACGTGGGGAGCAATTAACATGACTTTGTTTGATCCAATTGTTCCTTCTTCTGCTCAATCGGTGATGGAGTGGGTTCGACTTCACCACGAAAGTGTAACGGGCAGAGATGGATATGCTGATTTCTATAAGAAGGATTTAACAGTTAATGTTTTAGGTCCGGTGGGAGACAAGGTAGAAGAATGGATTCTTAAGGGGTGTTTGATTACACAGGCTGCTTTTGGCGAATTGAATTTTGATAGTGACGATCCTGCCCAGGTACAAGTTACTGTCCAACCAGACCTGTGTATTTTGAATTACTAAAATTCTTGATAAGACATATAAGAAGTATTAAATAAACCTCCCCAAACATAGGGGAGGTTTTATTTTATATAAAAATACTTATAGTAAGACACTTAATTCGGATTTAAAATTATGGCACAAAGTACAAATTTAACAGTAGGTCAGGGCGAAACCTTTAAAATTTTAGTTTCACTTACTGATCAGAACGATACCGCAATTGATTTAACCGATTATGAGTTGAGTGGTTCTCTTCGTGAAACCTATTCTACAGAAGATAAATCAACGGATTTTGGTTTTGAGAAGATAGCACCATATGACTCTGGATCGTTTTATGCTACATTACCCCCAACATCTTCTTCATTACTGAATTCACAAGATTATGTTTATGATATTTTATTGGTAAGTGAGTCAGTTGTTCGTAGAATCGTTGAAGGAAAATTTACTGTAAGACCATCTGTTACGAGGTAGATAGATGCCTTATACCATTCCGCCTGGGATCGCTCTAGACCTACCTGACGTAAATGTTACCATAACTCCACAGTCGGAGTATAAAGTAACAATTCAGGCGGTTGACAGTTATCGTACAGCAACGGTAGCTAATACCAGAACTACGGTATCACGAAACCCTAGTATATTTGTAGACCATGCTGCATCGTCAAGTTATGCAACCACATCATCTTATTCTATAACGGGATTCGGAACCGCTTCAGCTGCTATTTCGGCAGAAACCGCGTCAGTAGCTTTAGGATTTTTGATGCCGGTGAAATTGACCATACGCACAGGTTCGTTGTATTTGACAGGTTCAACACAAACGGGAATTCTTGGTACAACTGCTAATTTGGGTCCGCCTATTCCTACTGCATCTTTTCTTGGAGCTAATGTAGATTATAGAGCATTTAGAAGTGGTAGTTGCCGACAGGGAAGCTTGATGGCTACTTGGTTGGGTGGCGGCAGCAGTGAAATTAATTTTACTGATGCAGCCGCCGCTGATGTCGGCGATACGTCTGATATATCGTTTGATTTTATTTTAAATGGTGAAAGTGCACATTTACGGATAACAAGTACGGGTTCTGGTCCCAATACTTGGACTGTACAAACGTTTATGAAGTTGTTTCCTAATTTTGAAAACTAATTATATTATGAGCTACTATATGGAGAATATGAATGGCTAATGAGTTTATTGCTCGTAAAGGTCTAATAGCATTAAGTGATTCTAAAGTAACTGGAAGTTTAGAACTTTCTGGTGACCTAAGTGTTGTTGGTGGAGATATTGTTCTAGGTACTACGAGCATTTTCAGTGGAGGAGATACTACTTCACTTAATAATATTGATGCTATAGACGCTACTACAGAAGCAACTATAGAAGCTGCGATTGATACTCTCGCTAATCTCACCTCAGTTCAAGGACAAACAGTTACCCTTGGTGGCAATCTGGTCACCCAAAATAATAATGTAACAATTAATGCTGTAGGTGCCGCGAGGACACTAACCCTTACTGAATCTTTAACTGTTGGTGATGGTGCTGATGTAACAATTACCGCTGTAGGATCAGCGAGGACACTAACTCTTAACGAATCGTTAACGGTTGGTGATGGCAATGACGGCACAATAACCTTTAGTGCGGCGTCTAAAACCCTAACAGTTGAAGGTACTTCGGTAGTAAACCAAGATTTAACGACTGATGCGAGTCCGCAGTTTACAGGTATTGAACTTGGTCACTCGTCGGCTAATACATTAACAGCTGGAAGTGGTGTTCTTAGTATTGAAGGTAATCGTATTTTCCATGCTGGTGGTACTGACATTCCAGTTGCGGACGGTGGAACGGGAGCATCTACATTTACAGATGGTGGTGTACTATTAGGTTCGGGTACAGGTGCAATCACTGCAACTG